AGCTAAACAATGGATGTCCGAAAATGGCGGCGACGAAATTCAGGTCCGCCCTGGTGAGGACAAGAAGTGTATTGATTACTGCGCGGCTTGTGAATTTTGTAATTACTACAGGGAAAAGGTGGTGACCAGTAATGGCGGAAGTAAAGCAGTTTGAAATTCCTTTGCTGTCTGCCAAAGACGTCGAATGTCGTGTTCAGAGTGTCAGCAAGAATAAAGCCGGCCGCGTCGGCGCTGTGTTGCTGATTTATAAAGACGCCCGCGTCGATATGCGGATTCTTGACCAGGTCTTCGGCCCTTCCAACTGGCAAAGGACCCACGAAGTTATAAACGGGAACCTGTTTTGTAATATCGACATCTGGGACGACACGAAGAAAGCCTGGATCAGAAAACAGGACGTCGGCGTCGAGAGTAACACCGAAAAGGAAAAAGGCCAGGCTTCGGACGCTTTTAAGCGCGCTGGCTTCAACGTGGGGATCGGCCGTGAACTTTACACCGCCCCTTTCATCTACGTTGAACTTGTGGATTCTGAATATTACGTCGAAAAGCAAGGCCAAAAGGAAATTTACAGATGTTTTCCGAGTACGCGCTTTTCTGTGGCCCATATCGGCTATAACGACCGCCGAGAAATATCAGAACTGGTTATTGTGGACCGAAATGGCAATGTCAGGTTTGATATGAACGCCCAGAAAACGACCACAAGCGCGCCAGGGACTTCATCTAATACAAACGTCCAGGCAGGAAGACAAACGGCCCAGCAGGCCACACAGGGAACGTCCAGCGGCCCCGTTTGCCCTGGATGTGGTGGTCCCATATCTTCAGCCGAACAGCAGTATTCCATGAAGAAGTATGGCCGCGAATTGTGCCGTTCCTGCCAGAAGAAGGTTTAAGGGGTTTCCTGTTAGTCGAAAGGGGGTGTATTTTGTGCCAAACAGGATAATCAAAGAATCAATATGCAGAAGCGAAAACATAAATCAGCTTTCGGCAGGAGCGGAAGTCTTCTTCTATAGGCTTATTGTGAACTGTGATGATTATGGCCGGTTTTCAGCCGATCCGGACCTTCTGGCTTCGCTTCTATACCCACGGAAAAGGTCCTTAAAGACTTCTACGGTTAAAAAATGGCTTAATGAGGTCGCGAAGGCCGGACTGATCATAATCTTCGAAAACGGCGGCGAAACATTTATCCAGGTCAGAACATGGGACAAGCACCAGCAGATCAGGAATAAACGCAGTAAATATCCGGCACACACTGACCCAGATAGTAACGTGTTGGTAGATGTGTTCAACGGAAATCATTTGATAGCAAATGATAGCAAATGTCCCCGTAATCCAATCCAATCCAATCCAAATAAGAATCCAATCCAATCCGAATCGCCTAACGGCGAAGGAGCGGTTTCTGGTTTTGATTTGTTCTGGTCTGCTTATCCGAAAAAAGTCGGCAAGAAAGACGCCGTTAAAGCCTGGAATAAGATAAACCCAGATGAAAGTCTGGTTAAGGCCATTATCGAAGGGGTTGAACGCTGGAAAGGAACTGAACAATGGAACAAAGACGGCGGCCAGTTTATTCCCTACCCAGCGACCTTCCTTCGACAAGAACGCTGGAATGATGAAGTCCAGTCGATTGCCCCTAAACAGCAGGCACCGGCTGAAAAGAACTACGACGACGACGAAGACTTTCTTTCTACCTAAAGGGGTGATGGTATGAATGAGGTTATGAACAAGCTGGTCGCCGCAAGTCTTCAGAACCGTAATGAAGACGACTACCTGGACGAAGAAGGTATCCTTGTGTGTGGTAAGTGCCACACCAGGAAACAACAAGACATAACCCTTCCAGCATTCGGGGGCCAGTCCGAAAGGGTTGTTCGCGTCGGAATAGCTTGCGAATGCAGGAAGAAGGAAATTGAAGCAGAACGCGCGGCTGAAGAACGAAGACAATTCCTTCAGCGAATGGAAGTCCTTCGCCGCGACGGGATCACCGATCCGGCGTACTTACAATACACCTTCGACCAGGACGATAACCGGAACCCAGAGGTTTCCGAAGTCTGCCGGCGTTACGTCGAGAACTGGGACGAAATGTTTAAGGATAATATCGGAATCCTGTTTTATGGCGGTGTCGGGACCGGAAAGTCCTTCCTGGCTTGTTGCATAGCAAACGCGCTTATAGAAAAGCTGGTTCCGGTTAGTGTTACGAATTTTCCGCGGATTTTGAATAAACTTCAGGGTTTCGGGTTCGGTGAAGAACGTCAGGAATTCATTGACAAGCTACAGCGTTATAAATTGCTGGTGATTGATGATCTGGGTGTGGAGCGGGACACTTCGTATTCTACCGAACAAGTCTACAACGTAATTGACACCAGGTCCAGGTCCGGAATGCCGTTGATCATTACAACGAACCTGTCAATGGACGACTTAAAGAACCCGCCTTCCCTGGGCCACGCGCGGATATATGATCGCGTCCTGGAAATGTGTCCTATTCGGCTAAAGCTGGTCGGGGAATCCAGAAGGACAACAATAGCGAACGAACGGAGAGATAAGGCCAAAAAACTTCTTGGTCTGAAATGAAAGGGTGTGAAGAATTGCGCTGTAAACTGACTATCCCTGGCCTTCTGCCAGGTTTGAACGAATATATCGAAGCAGAACGCGGCAAAAAAGGCAAGTACAAAGCGGCGTCTATGAAGAAGCAAGCTGAACACGTTATCGGCTTTATGATAAAATCCCAGCTTCGCGGCGTCCGCTTCACCGGACCGGTGGTTATACATTACACCTGGATAGAGCCTAACAAAAGGCGTGATAAAGATAATATTGCCTTTGCAAAGAAATTTATTCAGGACAGCCTTGTCCAGATGGGCGTCCTGGAAAATGACGGCTGGAAACACATTGAATATTTTACAGACAGCTTCGCCGTAGACCCCAAAAATCCACGGGTTGAAGTGGTAATCGAAGATTATGAAGGAGGTAAACCTTGTTATGAGCGTAAAGGTAAAAATTAAGCACCTGAAACCTGGTACTGTTTTCAATGCCGGCCCCGTGGCCGTTAGAGTTCTGGAACATTTTGCCGGTAAAACCCTGGTGATAACTGATGAGTGTATCGCCGACCGACCATTCACTTGTCAGCCATTTAGGCCGAACCTGCCTGAAGACTGGAAAGCGAACAACTGGCGGACAAGCACCCTTCGCGCCGATCTGAACCGTGACTTCCTGAATAGTTTTGACGAAGCCGGCGGCCCGATCCTGTCGAAAAACATCATTTCGGCAGAATGGGACCTTACCGACAGCGCCGGCAGTAACACTTACGGAAGTGTTACTGACAAAATCGGCCTGCTAACTGAAGCCATGTTCAGGAAGTACAGCGAACAGGGACTTCTTGACCTGGACGACTGGTGGTGGCTTATAACCCCGCACGCCGGCCATTCGCTCAGCGCGCGGAATGTCAACGCGGGCGGCACGCTGCGCAACAACGACGCGTACGACGGCAGCGGGGGCGTTCGGCCGGCTTTGTATGTGGAATCTGAAATCGAAGTCGAACTGGAAGAAGACGAAGTCAATCTTTCTGATTCCGCACTTCTTGAAGGCTTCACAACGCGCCAGCTTGTGGAAGAACTGTTCAGGCGAATAGGCACGGAAAAGGAGGTTATCGAAGATGATAACGACTTCTGAACTTAAAGCCAGGGTCGAAAAAGAAGTCGGGACTGAAATATGTCCCGTCTTCTTCCAAAAGGCCGAAAAATACGCACGCCGTAAACTTGACCTGGCAAATGAGCGCGCCGGCCGGAAGTATGGTGAAGACGGTTACGGCGACGAATACCTGGTTTTACTTACGGCCGACACAGTCCGCGAAATGGCATTTTCAGAATATACCCTTATTCGGTCAATGGAAATTATGGCGGCCAGAGCCGCCCAGGAAAGACGTGTAAGCACATGATCCCGTTCCCGAACAAGAAATATGATGTTATTTACGCGGACCCGCCCTGGTCCTATAGGCTTTATAACGGGACCGGAAATGGTCCGGCCGCGAAGCACTATAAGACCATGAAACCAGAAGAAATATACAACCTACCCGTCCAGGACATAGCGGCCGAAAACTGTATTTTGTTTCTATGGGTAACATTCCCTAACCTTGAAATCGGCCTGGAAACAATACGCCGCTGGGGTTTCAAATATAAGACCGCGGCTTTTGTATGGGTGAAGCGGAATAAAAAATCCCCTGGCTGGTTTTGGGGCCTGGGAAGCTGGACCAGAGCAAACGCCGAAGTCTGCCTTCTTGCAACAAAAGGCCGCCCGAAGCGCGTTTCGAAAGCGGTCCATAGCATAATAGACGAGCCGGTCGGGAAACACAGCGAAAAACCGGCCGTTGTCCGCGACAGGATCGTCCAGCTATGCGGGGGGGGTACTATGATAGAACTGTTCGCCAGAAATGCGGCGCCTGGTTGGGACGCATGGGGCGACGAAATCGAAGGTGGTGTTATATATGCAGAAAATAACAGCCATGGAAATAACAAAGGCCCTGGCGAAACGCCATAAGGAAGATATGTTCTTTACCGAAGTTAAAGACGGGCCGACACAGATAGTCGCACATTATAGCAAGATTGACGCGCTGGCGATAAAAATATCCTGGACACGCTTCGGGATCACCGGTTACGAAATAAAGGTCAGCCGGTCAGACTTCCTTCGTGATGAAAAGTGGCGCGCTTATCTTCCAATGTGCAACCAGCTTTATTTTGCCGTTGCGCCTGGTGTTTGCGACGTTGAGGAAATACCCGACGTTTGCGGCCTGGTGGTTATGAATTCAAAAGGCGGAATAAGGACCGTTAAAAAAGCACCCTGGCGTGATATTGAACCGCCGGTCGAAATGTTCAAATACCTGATGTTTACATATATCGGGCCACTATACAGAGCAGAGCGGAACATTCCACGCCATGAAAGGCTTTTACCCAGCAATCGCTTCGAACAATTCAAATTATATCTGGAAGACAAAGCGAATATGCGGGAAATCGGCCACCTGGTAAGTCGTAAACTTCAAAGCGAAATGTACGAACTGCGGATAAAGGCCGAACGCCTGGACTATATCGAGAAGGACGAAGAACGGGCCGACAGGGTTCTTTCGAAGATATGTCAGGCCCTGGGTGTTACTTCATACTACAACAAGGGCGAAAGGTGTCTGGAAGCCATTGAGCAGATGAAGAGGTCCGGAGGATTGACCCAAAACATGATAAACGAAATCCAGCAGATTAACCAGTTATCAGGGACGCTTCTGGACTCCGTGAGAAGTACCTTATTCAGTGATAGGAGGTCGCCAAATGAACCTTAATGAAATAGTAAAAGCCGCGCACGATAACGCAGTTAAACACGGCTTCTGGGAGCCGGCGCCGGAACTTGGGACATCAATCGCCCTTATCCATAGCGAACTTTCGGAAGCCCTGGAAGAAGCAAGAACCGGAAAGCCCCTTCTATATTTCCGGTGTACCCTGGCCGACGATCCAGGGTGTGAAAGAAAATGCAAATTCGAACCTGAAGACAGAAAGCCTGATAAATGCTACTGCAACAAACTTCGGAAGATACTGCAAAAGGAATATTTGAAACCGGAAGGCGTTGCTTCCGAACTTGCCGACGCGGTTATCAGGATTGCCGACTTATGCGGACATCTGGGAATAGACCTGGAAGCGGCAGTCAAGGCCAAAATGGCCTTTAATGAAACACGGGAGTATAAGCACGGCAAAAAATTTTAATCCTGGGCGCACAGGACGCCGCAGGAGCGACGAAAACAACCGAGGACGACCAAATAATTACCGAGCAAAAACGAAGCCCTTAAATGGCAAAAAAACGCTTTTAGAAGATGGGAGGAAATCGAATGAATCAATGTCAACTTCTGGGACGCCTTGTAAGGGACCCAGAACTTCGATATACACAGAACGGAACAGCCGTGGCTTCGTTCACGCTGGCCGTTGACAGGCGCTTCAATAGAGATAAAACAGACTATATAAGGGTTATTGCCTGGCGCAATACAGCCGAATTTTGCGCGAACTACTTTCAGAAAGGTTCCAGGATCGCCCTGGTCGGAAGCATACAAACGCGGACCTGGGAAGACGACAGCGGCAAGAAACACCGCGAAGTCGAGGTTATCGCCGATTCAGTCTACTTCGCCGAATCCAAAA